GGGGCATCCACAGTGCAGTCACAGTTGTATCCCATAGCGACGAAGGCGGATATATGCGTAGAGTATTTAGACGCGGTGGCTATGTTAGACCGTACGGTGGCGTCTACTCCCCGAACTCATCTGCTTTTACCGGATTACCATATCCCTCCGCTGCTAACGCGCAGATTATATGTGGTATAGTCGATGCTATCGCTTTGGTTACTGCGGCTGAGGTGGCAATAAGTGCTCCTGTCGTCACTACCCATGGCGGTATATTTCCCACTGTTTATTCTGGGAAGCGGCCCGCTGTTTTGGATGATAGCTATGTTCCCAATCTTGATGATGACGCACGCTTCATTGCCACTGACATCGCGCACAGCTGCATGCCATTTTGCATGTTATATGTAAAGCGGTGTGCGTCTATCTTTAGCGTTGTAACGGTTGATGATGTAGATCAACTCGCTGCAACTGCACTTCAAAGCTGTTTTGACTCGCTCGGTAACGTAGCCGATCGACATTTACGTTATGAGACTGTTGTTCCCTTTTACTGGGTTGAACCAACAGGTCTTGTTGTAAATGTCCCTGATACTCCAGCCCAGAAAGCCGGCTACGGTGTTATCTCGTGTCCTGGTCAGCATGGCCAGATGCCTATGTTTGAAAATCCCCTCGTCATTAAGGACCAAGGTCATACGTACGCATTTTCGTACAAACATCGTAGCGCCAGAACATCTGGTTGGTTAATACACTGCGGTTACCACAGGGAAGATGGCTTAGCTTGTATCAAGCCCGCGCAGTACACTGCAAACCGTTTTATTTTAAATAGAACGGATGCTTTGAGATTGCGTGGCGCTCGTGCGGGTTTTGATCAGTACTTGTGGACGCGTGGACAGTCAAGGATCCCTCATCCCGGTGAGAGCATCTACGTTAACCATGTCAATCTCGTGTGCCATGTTCTAGCTTCTAATTTTGACGCGAACACTTACGAAACACGTGCTACCCATGCCCCCATGGCCAGCTCACTCAAAGAGAAGGTCACGTTCATTTGTAGCACGTTGCGGAGTATAGGCGATGGCCCTACTAATGCGAGCACGAGGCACCTCAATCAGGTTAGAAAAGAAGGTACGATTATCCTGGAGAACAACCGGTCTGCCTGGAATGTTGGTGTAATGGCTAACGAAGGTACACTAGTGTTCGGTGAGTATGACGGCCCTGTTTTGGCGAGTAGTTGTGACCGCCAGCACATCGACATCGATGAGCAGCGCGGTCAATGGCTACCGCCCCCTAGTGTTATTCTTGAGACCGGGCCCCCCATCCCGCCTCTCTACAACCCTGGCCCTAGTCACTTCCGCCCACCGAATACTGGCGCCCCTACTGTCATTGTCGACCCACCCGGCAGCCGCCCTGCTGGTCATGCGTTAACCTCTGATCCGCCCGGGCTGCAGACTGCCCCTACAGACCAAGGAAAATGGCAATTTCCTGGTAAAGTAGCGGGCACACATGGGAACACTACCTTAGACAGTGACGGAAATTCTGATGCAACTACTAACCGCAACCAGGCTGGTAGTTCAGGCGATACTGGCATTCAAACGCCACCTGGTCTTCCGCTAGTACCTGCTAGTGCTGAAGCTAACCTGGTTACAGGGACTGGAGGTTCGGGCATTCCCGTTCCTCCTTCGGAATGAGTAGCCTACACGCCGTGCTAGTCAGGGCGAAAGAACTAGGACCATTAGGTTCACACTTCTTTCGACTATGCACGGAAATAAACATGCCCAGCGATTGGGGGCCACTCAACATAACCCAATCTGAGTCACTCTTATACAACATCCAACTTGAACATGGGATGATGCACTGCATTGCGGCTAACTTCCTTTACGGGAACGTCATCATGCAGAGAGACATCACAGTTGATGACATGCTTATGATTGTAGATAAGGTCCTTCTACCTATATCCCGGAAGGGCATGATCGACCTCCGTCGTGAAAAACAGCGCAGATACTTTCCTGTCAAGAAGATGCACGCTGCGTCTAGGAAAGCCAACGCTTACTTCTCTGAAGTATACGCTGACTGTGTACGTTACTACCCGGTCGTAGCAAGTTACATCCAAATGTTTAGCGGTGCGATGCAGTACTTCACGAACGACCAAGCTGCAAGCCATGTTGTCTATTCAATTGCTTTATCAGGCCACTTCTCAATAGAAACGGCCGTTGAAATGTCAGCAAGGGCAATTTGTGATCCTGCAGGCTCTAAGGCCCTTACTACAGTTCTCAAAAGTCTGGGTGCCAACTCCACAATACACGGAGCCTTACTTTGCGAAGCCCAGTGTTTACAGGGTAGGGGTGTTGGTGATATTGATTTGGCTTCGAGATGCAGGGAGCGCGTTGGTGAATCCGGTAGGCGAATGTGCCCTGACCTCTTCCCCGACAGTGAGCTTGAGAGAGCTATACGCGTGGTTGTCGATGAGGAGTTGGATTTAGGTCGCTACGAATATATCGATCTTGATAAGTTCTGGTCGAGCAGGTGGCTCTGGAGCGTGAACGGCGCCCACTCACCTGCTCTTGCCAATCACGAGCCTAAGCTAGGGGTTGACATCAAAGGGAGGATACACAGAAAGGTTGCTTTTGAAAACTGGACCGTGAATCCTGTTGTGGGCTGGGACGGTATGACATACGTCTCGCCAGCCGCAAAACTAGAGCATGGAAAGACACGTCTTGTCTTAGCCTGTGACACGAGGAATTATCTTGCCTTCAGTCACTTGTTTGCCCCGATTGAGAAGTGCTGGCGAAATAAGAGGACACTCTTAGATCCTGGAAAAGGTGGTTGCCTAGGGATAGTCAACAGAGTACTCGAACTGCGTGGTTCGATGTGGCTCATGCTTGATTACGATGATTTCAATGCACAACACACCCTCAAGGCACAACAACTGGTTATTAAAGTTTTGTGTGAAAAAGTGGGCTTTCCAGCAAAATTATCCGCTCCCCTGATACGAAGCTTTGAACGCATGCTGGTAGTATGTGAAGGTAAGGATATTGGTTTCTTCTCTGCTACACTAATGTCTGGCCACCGTGGGACTACGATGCTCAACTCAGTACTTAATTCTGCTTACATATACGCAGCATGTCCTGATATGTGGTGCCGCTTCAGCAGTATGCATACAGGTGATGACGTCGTTGCTCGCTTCAGCAACCCTAATGATATTGGTATATTGCTCAGTTCATTAAGGGCTCACGGCGTCAAGATTAATCCTATGAAGCAAAGTGTTGGGTTATTGTGTGCTGAATTTCTTAGAATGTGCATTACCGATAGAGCATGTCGGGGGTATGTCACAAGATCCATTGCATCTATGATCTCTGGTAATTGGACGAATGACCTTAGCCTCGGGCCTTCTGAACAGTTACTCCAGAGTGTCGTCTCATCGCGTGCAATTGCGAATAGATGTGCGAGTGCGCTGATCCCCCAAGTTTTTACCAGCTCATCAGCCGCCAGGTCAAGAGTCGCCCGGGAGAAGGTTAGGAGACTACTCCTTGGTGAGATAGCGCTTGGCAACGGCCCTATTTACAAGACGACATCACCCACCGTCGAGCAACTACATATAACGGAGGAGAGAGTTGAGCTTGAAGAACTTTCTGTCCCACATAATGCAACGTCACAATATCTGAGCTGTCATGCTGTACCTGTTGAGAGACTTGCTTTTGAGTTAACTGGTGCATCAGTGCTGAAGCCTATGGTAGAATCATCATATTCTAGAACAATCCGTAGTGCTACTGATGCCGGCAGGTTAGCCAAACTGCAACGATCTACAACAAGTATAAGCGTGCCCGTTAATGGATATACTGATGTTGAATTATCGAGATTACCTGATAAAAAGGATGGACTCCTGTCATTCTACCCGTTACTACAATTTGTGAAGAGTAAATTAACTAAAGACAACATACGCCAGTTACTGCATTATGTTGGATGTGAATCTGCGTCTAATCCAGAGCTTAAAGCTTGGGGTTCAGAAGCGAAGAGCATAATAGTTAAAGGATACTTCCCATATTCTGAAGCAGCAGCCGCGTGTTCTAAAATCGGAGGCAGTGTACTAACTGTCATTCGGCCGATTTTCATGTGAGCTGTTAATTAAAGTGTATATATTGTCC